TTGTCCTGTGACTTGGGTTCCACGGGCATATTGAGGGCTTGGAACACACTCAATGAGGAAAATAATGCGGTGAATGTTTTGATATGTAAATATCCAGTGATAGTATCAGATGAATCAAACCCTGCGAGAGAATACATGGGAGATTGCTCTTCCATTTGGAGATACATTTTGATGGTGACTGGATCAGTCCAATACATGGTGGTGTGTTCCCCATAAGCAGAGTTCATGGCTCCCATATCAAATGTATTGACCCTATATCCGATTTCCACCCCATAATTTTGGATAAGCTCTTGAAATTGGCTTCCCATGATAGCCTGTTCCGCCTGAAAATTAGACGGATCGGCAAATCCCCCACAATTGGGATTGTATACACCCGCAAAAATGAGAGAAGGATCTAAGCAGGAAAGTGGAATCGTTGGACAGCCCATTTATTTATTTAATATACATAATCATTTCTCTATTATTGGGATGTTGTTGTATGTTAGGAATTTCGGAAAATCCTAAAGATTCGTAGAATTTGATCAATTGATTTATTGGTAATCCATCGTGTCCCATTGGGGAAGCATTTAGATAAATCGTATCAAAATGATTGTTTTTGGCGTATTCGATAACTTTACCCATTAACATTCTCCCATATCCTGAACTTTGAAATTTTTTATTCACTGTCAAATCTTCAACTCTCAAAAAATTATCAGATGGAAATATTTTATTATAGGATTCCTCGTCCATATAATCTTCAAACATGAAATATGCATCACTCATATCTTGTGCCACAACTTCTCCCACTTTAATGCCGTTTGTAATCATGGTTATTCTCACATATCCATCTTCTTCGTCGTAATTGAAGGATGGCGGTGAAGATTCTAGCAAAATATTAGAATAGATATCAGACATTTCCAATAGATAATTCATGGGATTATTTTGATTTGAATGGATTTAATTTGTTCAAGGGAATTGATGTTTTCAATTTACTCCAATACGTGGGCGATCCCATGAAATATTTAGTAACTGTTCCTACATCTGGATATTTCAAAGTAACGGCAGACCCTTTAATGTTCAAAATTTCAGCACCTCCCAAAACATCTTTAAATTGATCGCTTTTTATCAATTTGTTAAAAATTAGCATTTCTATTTTATTTGGACCACGAAATCCTAATTTTGTTAGAAGAGATGCTATCCTATCGTCCACCATACCCCACACGGGACTATTTTCAGATATAAGTTCTTTGAATCCTTTAAATTTTGATTTATCCGATCCAGCCGCTCCTACCAATTTTACGAATCCACTTCGTTGAGGTCTTACCGCTACATATCCGTTTTCATCACCATAAAATGTCCAATTTCTAGCTCTCCCCAAGAATTTATCTTTAGACCAAGATTTTCCAGTAGATTCTAAGTATTCTCGGTTGAAGATTTCATAGGCTTTGTTTAAATCTATGTTGTCGGGATTCATAGATTCAAAAAATGTTTTAAACGATTCTGTTTTCAGATTTGGATTTGGAATTTTATTCCCATTGGAATCCCACCATCTTTCTCCTCCATAATCTTTTACATATATCATCTTTCCGTTGGAATCATATTCCCGCCATGTTTCATTTCCTTTAGAATCTTTTTCGTATATTATCTTTCCGTTGGAATTATAATATATTTCGGACCCATCAAGTAATTTTATATATATCCTCTTTCCGTTGGAATCATATTCCCACCATTTTTCATTTCCTTTAGAATCTTTTTCGTATATCGGATTTCCATTGGAATCGTATTTTGTTTCATATCCCCAAAAATGTTTGTTATGTATTATATTTTCATTGGGATCGCGTTCTATCCATCGTTCCTCTCCTTGAATATATTTGAAATATATACTATTTCCATTGGGAAGATGTCCCGTTATTTCACCGTTTTTATTGATAACTTTTTTAATTTTATTAAGTTTTTTCTTCATGGTGGGTGTCAAGAACCCCACCCTCTGAGGATCATTATCATATTCTTCATCTTTCACCTTTTTAATGTTGGAAATATCCGATTTCAACTTAACCCAACTTTTCCCATCATCCATACTATAAGATGATGGTATGAAATTTCTGCGATTCCATATCACTGCCACTCTACCATCCCTCCTTCCGGTAAATATTATACCACTATATCCAGAACTTTTCCATTTTTTCCAATAAGTGGATGCAATATCTGAGGTATATGTTTCAAGTTTATTATAATCCACTCCAAATTTTTTCAAATAATCCCCAAATGTTTGGTTATTTCCACTTCTATCATAAATTTCCCTATCCAAAATTATAAAGTTATGGAGATTTATTTTACCTTTGAGAATGTATTCTCCATATGTAGATCTCATATTTGGATCTAATTGATCATTTAAATCGTAAGTAGCGTATAATCCAGTGCCATACATAGCACTTTTATTTGTTGAGGGGACTATACCCGTTTTTAGAATATCACTGTTCTCTGGATTTGTTCTGGTTCTATGATAAACCCATCCACTGTTACCATAAATTTTTTCCAGTATGACTTGTTCATAAAGTCTATCAAATACGTTCATAGGATTATTTAATGCTAATGACTCTTGCCATTGGTTGTCCTTGGGCATTATAACTCATTTGCAGAGCATTTGGAGAATTCTTAATCTTGGCCATCCCCCCATCCTTGAAATCCAGATTGTATTCAGCCAAAATCGCCATGAGTTGATCTCCAAGTAGAATCTTCCCCGGTTTATGCACGGATGCGTCCAAGGGTTTGTATGGTCCAATCGTATGTAGGTTCTTTTTGTTGAGTCTGTTGGGATTCTTTCCATTATGGGCTTGCACGGATGGCTTGGGAGTTCCATCTGCTAAATTGTGACGATATTCTTTAATTACATCTGGTTTTGAGAATCTAGCTCTGAAACGATAACCTCCATATTGATTATCTCTACGATCAACTACTCGTCTCGCCACATTTCTTTTCGCATATGTTCCTTTCCATACAATTTCTCCCGTATGCGTATCCACGACTTCATATGGAGTATTTGGATCTATTTCAGATTCATAAAAAAATTCAACAAATGGTTTCACGATAGTATTTAAGATAATCAGATTTGAACTTCTTTCCAAGAATGATCAATCTCTTTTGGGGTGGTTTCTTTTACTGAAATGGGGATCAAAGTTTTGTTGATGTTATCAATCTCTTTCTGCATTTTACTTTTCGCTATGTTGAAAATGGATGACAATTTATCAATATCTTTGGATCTATAAGCTTTGAATAATTCATTGAGAGTTTCTTCTGAACCATCCATTTTCCATTGAACGAAATCATAAAAATCATTGAAGTCTGATGGATCACCTCTTTCCATGGCGGAAATGATATTTTTCAATTTCCAGTCAATGTAGTCCAAATTTTGACGATGTTCGGACATTTGAGTTACTTGCTTAATTCTCATATCTATCAATTTGTCAATGTTATTGATTTTGAGTTTTCTCATGATTTTTGCAATAATTCTTTTGGCTTGAATTGCAAATTTGTCATGCTCTCTCCTTAGATAATTTCCATAATCAGCAGATAGTGTCATTTTTGAATCATATCTACTATAATTCCGATCCACATCTTTTAATTCTGCTAGGAATTTGACAATTTTTCTGATATTTTTCCTTTTATAATCATCTTTCCATTTGTATGTTGTCGGTTTTTCAATATTTGATAAATTTAAAATATCATCAAGAGATGATTTTGGATTTTTATTTTGAATGAAATCCTTATATCCAGAGAAAAATATCATGGGTATGTTCAATTCTTTGGCATATTCTTCGACCTTTTTTATGTAATGGGCATATGAATGATCATAATCTGAAGATATCCAGCAATATATACCCATGATATATTTTCTGGCGTTTGGTATCACCGGAGAAGAAGAATAGATTCTATCCTCCATTTCATTACTTTCTTTGGATCTGTCTTTAAGTCCACTTCCAGCCCAATAATCAATTGCCTTCCCCTTGAATCTTTGGTTTAATAGAGATCCATTAAGTTTGAACATAATACCGGTGGGACTTTTGGAGTATGTTCCGGTTTTACTTCTCGCGGTTGATAGGTAAAATGCTTTTCCAGATTTTGTTGAATCTGGTCCAGTTTCAGTTCCAAGGGAAAATTTATCACTTTTAAGAATTTCCAATGGGCTGTTGGAAATGTGCCAAACAATATTAGACACTGATTCGTAAAAAAAATCCTTAAATGGTTTCACTTTATTATTTAATAAAAAAAGAGGAACCGCGAACGATTCCTCTTTTTCACCTAAGGTAGTAGGGTTTGAGTATTAACGGAAGAAATCTTGACCTTGTTTCACATTGGAAACCTTGTTGTTCTTACCGATGTTGGGTTGCTTTGCACCATGGAGAGCATGACCATAATCTCCGTCATTGCCGACTTTATCAGTCACGGCATGGGAAGCGGATTGCGATCCGGGTTGTGGGCGACCAGAAACTTTGTTGTTGCGACCTTGGAGCTTGTGTTGAGTGCCACCACCCTTGGAATCCTTGGCTCCAACGGTTTCGGTTTCTTCATCTTCGTCAAAGTCCATGTCATCACCTTCATCACCAAAGTCCATGTCATCACCTTCATCGCCAAAGTCAAGATCGTCGCCTTCGCCTTCACCACCGAGAACACCTTGGAGCATGTCCATAAGGGTTTGTGCGGTTGCGCGGTCTAGGGTAAGGGTAACAGAGTCATCTTCACCTTCGTCACCAAAGTCGCCGCCCATTTCATCATCAGATTCGGCATCACCGAGTCCAAGTGCGTCAAGGTCTTCTGCGTCTTCGTTTCCGAAGTTGTCAAAGTTTTCATTAATTTGTTTAAACAGTCTGTCGAAGGTTGATGTGTGCTTCATATTGGTATTTAGTCTTTGTTTGGAAATTTTCTTGGATTCTCCTATCTGACCTGTAATGGGGTAATTCTTATTAACGAATTTTTCAATTTTTTCATCAACATTGAAATCTGAATATGGGGCAGACTGAATAACTTGCCATTTCCCATTCCTCTTTCCAAGAACAGTGTAATTATCTGGATTATTCGAGTCTGGATAAAAATAACCATTTTCGGGATCAAATTCTGGACCAGATTCTTCGTCCTCATCATTGTCATGTTTTTCACAGTCACAGCCATCCTCACACTCTTCCTCATCGTCTTCCATCTCTTCATCCTCATCATTACAATAGACGGAAGCATAGGCATCATCCAATGATTTATGGAATCCTCCCTTTTCTTGTGGTCCACCATCTTGGAGAGGGGCTGGAACTTTATCGGAAAGATCATTCCCGCCTTTTTTGACAGATTCCTTGATAGTGGAAACTCCTCTGAGCATATCTCCATAGATATCTCCAAGTGTTGGTTTGCTTTTGGACATGTCATTATTTAAGTGATATGTTAAATATTTTTTGAAATATGGCGAAAAAGAATAATATTGAAGAGCAGGAATTGTCCAAGAAGGAGTCTTACATGGGCAATCCGCAATTACCATCAAAGAATGCAAAGTTCATATACACTCCTGAAATGGTGGAGGAGATTGAAAAATGTAAAAATGACATTGTTTATTTTGCTAAAAATTATTTCTATATCATTGAGCCTGATATGGGTAAAATATTAATCCCTCTATTGGATTATCAGATTCGTCTATTACAAGCATTCCAAGATCATAGGTATAATATCGTCACCAGTTCAAGACAAAGCGGAAAAACTACGGTTCTCACGATTCTAGCATTGCATGAAACATGTTTCAAAGACTTCAGAAATACTGTCATTGTCGCCAACAAAGAAGATACCGCCAAAATGATTTTTAAAAGGGTTAAGCTTGCTTATCAAGAGTTGCCGAACTGGTTGAAACCGGGATTGAAAAGTTGGGGGCAGGAAAGTACTGAATTTTCAAACGGTTCTACAATAGGAATTTCAACTACAAGCGGATCTGCTGCACGGGGAAGCACTATTCAATGTGTGAATGGTGCGAGTGTAGTAACATTGAAGGATAAGATTACTGGAGTTGTTTTTGATATGTCAATGAGAAACCTGTCAAAGATTTTAGAAAAAAATGGGGAAATAAATACGGTGTTGGTGAACTAGCGTTTATTAAAAAATCTCGATAAACGCTAAATAGATATATGGGAAGACATTCAAATGATCCAGATATCAACCGAAAATATAATTATCTATATAAATTAACAAATCTTATAAACAATAAAATTTATATAGGGGTTCACAGAACAGATAACTTGAATGATGGTTATATGGGATCTGGTGTGGTGTTGGGAAAGGCTAAAAATAAATACGGTGTATCCAATTTTAAAAAGGAAATATTAGATTTTTTTGATACTTATCGAGAAGCTTTGGATGCGGAGAAAGAATTGGTTAATATTGATTTCATCAACGAAAATAGTAATTATAATCTTAAGGAAGGTGGTTATGGTAATTGTAGATGGTCTAAAAGGATGTCAGAGGAACAAAGTGCATTACGCAAAAAGATGTGGAGTGATCCTGAATTTAGGAAGAGAGTGATAACGATAGATTATAGGAAAACGAGATCGAAAAATTCTTTAAAATGGATTAAAGATAATCCAGAAAAACATAAAGAGAGGATGAATAAAATAAATAAGAATCCTGAAAAGATTGAAAAAATGGCGGAAAAGCATCGAGGTATGAAAAGATCCGAAGAAGCGAAGAAAAATATTTCAATAGGTATGAAAAATGCATACCGCGAAAATGGTGATCCTAAATCAAAGGGTGGTGGTATGAAATACATATACAATCCATCAGAGAAAATATCCAAACGAATAGAAGCGGAAAAACCAATTCCAAATGGTTGGATTGGGGGGAGTGGTCCGAAAAATTCGGAAAAATATTTAAATCTGAATAAAGGTTCCGTTTTTGCATATGATCCCTCAACATTAAAGGAACGTAGATTCAAAAGTATTGATGTGATTCCTCCTAATTATATAAAGGGTCGATCCCCAAAAGATAAATGATATGTCAGATTTAATTTCGCATAAAACTTTCGAAAATAATAATTTTCAAGTGTTGACAGATAAAGGCTTTAAAGATTTTAAAGGTATAATCGTCGGAGAAAATGAAAATAAGATTGAAATTAAAATATCCAATGGATATACATTGGTTTGCACACCGAAACATAAAATTTTCATAAACGATGAAACATATAAAGATGTGGAAGATTTAAAAATTGGCGATATCATTTTTAATAATTTGGAAATTTTGAATATATCATATTATAAAAATGATGATTTGATGTATGACTTATTGGAGGTTGATGATGTTCATAGATATTATATTAACGGTATTTTATCTAAAAACTGCCTCCTTTTGGACGAATTGGCGTGGATCGAGCCGGATAGTATGGTCCAAGATTTCATGTCATCAGTTCTCCCCACAATTTCCAGAGCCAAGACTTCAAAGATTTTGATTACATCAACTCCAAGGGGTAAAGATAATGTATTCTATAAAATGTATAATGCCGCCACCAAAGAGGGGACAGACGCATGGAATGAATTTCACGCCGAAACGGTTCATTGGAGTGAAATCCCGGATCGTGATGAAGCGTGGAAGCGAAAGGAAATTGCACGATTGGGATCATATGAAATCTTTGCACAAGAATACGAATGTGCGTTCCTAGATAATACACAAGGTTCCATTGATGAAGAGCTTTTTGACAAGATGAAGGAGGAATGTAAGGAACCTCTCCACATTCTCAAGGATGGAAAATATAAAATATGGGAAGAATACGATCCAGAGAAAATTTATGTGATTGGGGGTGACGTTTCTGAAGGTGTTGGATTGGATTCTTCAGTATTGGAGATATTTGATATTACAAATCCCGCAGAGATAATCCAAGTTGCGGAATATCACAATAATGAGATCGGGCCAAGCGAATTTACAAACGAAATAAATGAAATATGTCTTCATTGGGGACAACCGCTATTATTAATAGAGAGAAATAATCAGGGAACGGGAGTCTGTGATCGGATGGCGAATGAATTCGCATATCCGAATCTTGTGTCGTGGGGAGCAAAAGAATCACATAAAAATAAACAGAATGGTATGATTTCCCACATCAATACCAAATACAAGGCTGTGTTGAATATGAGGTATTTCGTCAATGAGATGAAATCCGTTAAATTCCGCTCTTTGGATACCCTCAAGGAACTGAAAAATTTCATCCGTTATCCCAATGGATCATGGAAAGCCAAATCGGGGGAACATGATGACAGGGTGATGGCAATGGTGTGGGGGTTGATGGGACTCTACAATGATATTGCAGAATTGTATTTTGAGATTCAGGAGCTTGACGATTGTGATAGACCCTTGAAAATTTCCCCCATTGACATGGGACTCCACAAATTCAGATCATCCACCTCAATTTATACCAATGAGTCAGTGGAGAAAATTGAACACTCTAATCTCCTTCCCGTGTCATTTGGACATTTCAATGCAGGACAGCAGGACATTGCCGATATGATGGAAGCGGGTTGGGAATTTCCAGAGGGATCGCCTCATTACAATCCAAGTCAACACATTTCATCAGAGCAATGGGAACTTTTGGAAAAATATTTTTAATACAATTCGTTTTGAATTGATAATAAATATTCCGGTGTCAAGGTTTTCACAATCTTATTGGAAATGACATTGGAAGGATTTAGAATAATCAATGATAGATTCTCCCTTCTGATGTCTCCTTCCCCCGTGTTCTTGTAAGCGATCAGATCATAATCATTGGATACGTCGATTCCATAGGAAATGTCATGATCCGATCCATCATCGGCATGAACCTTCGGGTATAGCTTACCCACATCCAGAATCACTTCGTAGAGATAATATTCATTATATTTCTCCTCATCATTGAGCATGTAATCCGCTCGTATTAGAGCTTGTAATTTACTTCCCACATGACTTCCCGATTGATAGGATGTCTTGTCATTCTTGGCGGATGATCTATATGTCCTGATTGTTCCCATTTTTGACAATTCCTCAAATGTAGTGTCCGGTGTCAATTCTCCTGTGACAGACTCATAGAGTTTGAAGAATTTTTGAAAGCTGATCATGGTGGTATTTATCCGTTAAATAGGCTATATGAGTAGAGAGGTCAAGCAGAGCTATTTGAATCGCGCAAGAAAAGACAAATTCCTTCTGGTATTTGATCTTCCCCCTATTTTAAAACAGATCCAATCGGAATACACACGAAATAATAAAAAAGTTTCTCCCGATTCCGTTCAATTCAGCGTATTTGGAACGATTGTCCCCGGTGTTACTGTAAAAGGAACCGCTGCCAGATTTGCGGGAGATACATTATATGTTTCCACTCATAGCAAAGACCCATATCCTCCTGTGAATGTCAAATTTGCCGTGGATAGTGGATATAATAACTATTGGGTGATCTATCAATGGCTCAATCTGTTACATGATCAAAAGACTGGTAGGTATAACGAGAACAATTTGCCGATTGATGGTAATTTCTCGGATTATCAGACGGATTTGACGATGTATGCTCTGGACGAATATGACAATAAGGTGGCGGAATTCAAATACACCAAGGCATTCCCTACGAGCTTAGACGAATTATCATATAATAAACAAGAAATTGGGGGGATGGAATTAGAATCAGGTTTCACATTTCTCTTTTCCCAAATGCATATACAAGTGCTTGGGGGTGATAGAAATAATCAGACTTTGGCTTGATTTTAAAAATTGTTCTGAGAATCACTAAATAGTGATATGGCAATCAGAACATTTAACTCACCTTCGGTTGAAATCCGCGAACGTGATCTCTCCATCAGAACACCTCAAAATGTGGGGACGAACATTTATGTCACAGGTTTCGCTCCACAGGGTCCGGCTGATGAAGTCGTGTTAATCTCGGGGAGAGAAGAGCTTGAAACAATTTACGGTATTCCCACCAACAGCGCAGAACGCTATTTCTATTACACTGTAAGGGAACTTCTGAATTCCCCCGCGACCATTTATACTTTCCGCCTTCCATATGGTGCGGGAACTGGTGACGGTTTCGGAACCCAACACTCCGCTCTGGTATATCCTGTCCGTTCCTATGTTCCTTCCACTTCTGCTGTCACCACAAGCCTTGACTTGTCTGCTGCCGTATATGTTCTGGGAGAACCAGTCCATGTCAACCTCACGGAAGATCAATATGCAAATGCCCTCGAAGGAACCCTCTTTGATTGGAGTTCCACTGGTGGAAACGCCACGACATTCTCGCATGTATCCGCTCTTGGTGGTGCGGGTGTGATCGTTCTTGACAAGGCTCAGACGACCATCAACAGCCAATTTGAGGGATATTATGTCGGTATTGCCGATAATACCAATATCAACCCAGCATCCAATTTTGACTCCATCACAAGGGCAAATACCCTTTCCCTGACTTCCAATTATGTCGGACTTTCTGGTGGAACTTCCTACACACAGATTCCTAATGGAACTCTGCAATTCAACCTTTCCGCAACTTTCAATGGTGCTACCAATAGTGTCTCCCAAATCATGGAGAACCTTACGGATTATAACATTGATGGTAGGGAAGATGATGATCTTCTTTCGGTTGGTGTTTTCAAAATCCGCAAGAGTATCTATGCAACTGAATCCTTTAAATTGGATTTCGTGGTAGATGATGCAATTGTCGGTTCGATTGACAGCTTCCGCACGGAACTCAACCCAAGTGGTGGTGCATCTGTTCCATTCTTCCTTGAAGCGAGGGATACCAATTCCCGCAATGTTGAGATTCTTGTCAACCCATACATCTCCAACAAATTTACGGAAAGTTCTCAGGATTCCGCTGGACTTCCACGTAAGAAAGTGCGTGTTCTTACAAGGGGACTTGTCAATACCAATCCTACCAATTTCCAAGCTACGGGGCTTACCACTGGAGCATTGACAGCCATTGCTAATCAAATCGGTTACGCAGATGCGCTCTATCCTCTTGGAGCTTACACTCCAGTTACTATCACCCAAAAGGTTGTCGGTAACGTCCCAACCAAAATCAATCGCGCTCTGGAATCCGTCAAGAATGACGAAATCTATGATATTGATGTGGTTGTGGAAGCTGGTCTTGGAACGATCTTCACAATGGCATCCGCCGCTGGAACATCCTACTATGATGATACTCTCTACAATGCAACTCTGAAAGCTAAGGTAGATACACTCCGCACATCCAATGATATCTTTGGAACGGATGGTGCTGATCTTCGTGCCAATTACAGTGCGGTGTTCAACCAGTTTGAGAACTTCTGCAACCTTCCATCCAACACGGGTGGTCGCGGTGACTGTATCTTCGTGGCAGATCCGATCCGTCACATCCTCGTCACTGGTAAAAATACCAAGATTCTCTCGGATAAGACCAAATCATTCCAACAACATGTCTATTGGGCAATTCGCCACCAATTCGAATTGGAAAACACTTCCTATGCTGCCACTTATGGAAACTGGGTGCAAGTGTATGATGAATTCACTGGTGAAAAGATATGGCAACCGTTCTCTGGTTTTGCTGCCGCTGTGATGGCACGTAGCGATGCTGCTGAGTTCCCATGGTCTGCCCCCGCTGGATTCAACCGTGGATTACTTACAACTTCTGCTCTGGATCTTGCTGTCAATCCCAACCAAAAGCAAAGGGATGAGTTCTACAAGAACAACGTCAATCCAGTCATGTTCTCTCCTCTCAATGGTATGGTTATCTTTGGTCAGAAAACACTCAGTCGCAAGCCAAGTGCATTTGATCGCATCAATGTCCGTAGGTTGTTCCTCGCTCTTGAAAGACCCACCAAGAAGGTTTCACAATTCTTTGTCTTTGAACCCAACAATGAGTTCACAAGGACTAGGTTTGTCAACACTTTGACTCCTCTTTTTGAATTCGCGAAACAGAATGGTGGTGTATATGATTACCTCATTGTAGCTGACGAAAGGGTGAATACTCCGATGGTCATTGATGATAATGAACTCAGGGCATCCATCTATATTAAACCCGTGAGAACCGCTGAATTCATCATTGTCGAGTTCGTGGCAACCAATAGTGGAGCTTCCTTTGAAGAATTAATCTAATCACTAAATAATAATATGCCCGCGAACATCGAAAATTTCTTCAACCAAGCATCCCAAAAGCAATTCGCTAGGGACTTCCTATTCCGTGTAAAACAGATCAACATCACCGGACTATCTTTGAACGGGGAGACTGATTTGCTCTATGCTCGCACCGCATCCTTACCGGGACGCGATATTGAGAATAAAGTGGTGAATTATTCGGGACAAGCATTTAATATTCCGGGAAAATCCTCTTACCCCGGATCGGAATCTTATAGTATTGAATTTTACTGTGATCAAAGTTTGGATCTTCGGACGAAATTCGAAAAAGCGTCTCGCGTTCTTTTCAATAATGAGGACACCACAGGCAATCTTTGTATGCCGGGAAATGAATCCATCATCACCTTAGATGTTCTCCAAATCCCATGTCAACGTGGAACGAATGTGACTAGCGGTGGTTCTTTGGAGGTGATCAAAACGATTGAACTTGTCGGTGCATCTCTTCGCACTATTAGTCAAATGGATTATGCGATTGCAGACGGCACGGGGGAAATTGTGAATCTAACGGCAACATTTTCATTTCACTTCTACAGAGACTACTCCGAATAACATTTTCTAGAAAATACTTACCATTTATACTAAATATTAACATGATAGAAACATGTAATATTTTAGATAAAAACGTTAATAAGTCTCTAAAACCATTACCAGCAATTTACATTTTCAGAAATATTGTAAATAATAAATATTATGTTGGCGAGACTGTAAACTTGAAAAGTAGGATATCAGGCTACAAATTTCCCAAAAAGAAGGAGAAACGACCAATAGTAAATGCTTTAGCCAAGTATGATTGGACTTTATTCACATTTGAATATTATTATCTCCCCAACTTCAATAAAAACGATCTATTAGATTTAGAAGAACAGTTGATCATAAAATATGATAGTATGTCCCCCAAAGGCTATAATATTTGTCCAAGGGGACAAGATTGTAGAGGAATCAAATTCAGTAAGGAGACTAGAGATAAAATGAGTTCTAGTAGAAGCATCGAAGTTCATCAATACGACCCATTGACTGGAAAATATATAAGATCATTTGAATCTGCTGAAAAGGCGGGAAAGGAAATAGGTGGAAACGCTCCAAATATATCTTGTGTCTGTAATGGAAGTCGAAAAACAGCACATGGGTATATTTGGAGTTTTGATAAAAGGGATGAAGTTGAACCAGTTAAAAATATTGGAATTACACACGCGAGAAAGATATATCAATACACTTTAGATGGTGAATATCTTAGAGAATATTCTTCAGTCACAGAAGCGGCAGAAGATGTTGGGGGAAAACCTTCAAATTTATGTATTGTTTGTTCTGGTAAAACAAAATGCTCACATGGATACATTTGGAGTTATGAGAAGAAAGATAAAATGCCCACAAAATTTAAAAGAATACACCAATATGATTTAGATGGGAATTATATAAAAACATATAACACATTAACGGAAGCTGCTGATGGTGTTAATGGAAAACTTCCACTTATATCTATGACATGTTCTGGTAAATATAAAAAAGCGTATGGCTATCGATGGAGTCGTGATAAAGTTGAAAATTTGGATAAATAATGCTCTTCGCCTATCATTTTTATCGAGACATCAGCTAATCTTGGCTTTTCGTTCCTTCCTCTACTTTTAGTAGCATAGGTGTTAAGCCGCTCTTCCAAAAATCCCACTTTTCAACGAGTGGGATTTTTGTTGTTGACTTTTCAGATTTTGACATTATCATAAAAAAATGAAAGAGAGGATATTTGGTTACATGATTACAGAAGATTTGTGGCACACATTTCTCAAATTTGAAGTGGATAAAACTTATCATATACATCCCAAAGCTATTTACACGTTGGGGTTTGAGATTCATCATAACATGGACGAAGCTAGAAAATGGACAGAATATAATTTTCTCAAAAAAAATATCAAAATATTGAAATTTGAGGTTCTAGGTAAAATTTTAAAAAATCCGAATTCACAGATTTTACAGACGAACAAAATTAAAATTGTGGAGATCGTCCCTCCTGAAAATTGGCAATTTCCTTTTAAAATTATAAGAAATGATAGAGGTCTTATTGTTGAACAAAGATTTGAAAACGTTTTTTATCCTTATGTTAATGAATTTAAAACATTTTCTTATAAACATAAATATAATGATAATGGAGATTTGATTCTTGAGAATGTTGATGATGATACTTATCAAACATCATATTATTATGACGATCAAAATAGACTCATTAGAGAATGTGGGAAATATTTTGGAGAGCGTTGTTATTTTTACGATGATCAAGGACTTTTGATAAAAATGACGGAATTTGATGAAAGGGATGAATCTGAAACTCATCTTGAATATGATGAGATGGGAAATTTGATTAACGATGGATCGGGGATAAATTATACTTATAATGATAAAAATCAGATAATTTCTGAAAGATATTATAGCTCTGAGTATCATTATGAATATGATGATATCGGGAATCGGGTGAAATATAAAAGTGTTGGATATGGAAGGAAATATTCATACTCAATAAAAATCTATTAACCAGATTCTCATCTAAATAAATAAATGGGTCCACAAATCAATGATTTCCTCCAAGCTTTCTCAGGAGATAGCAAATTTTGCTTATCCATTCCTGTATTGTGGACTGTATCCATAGATGGGGTAACAGAATCATCCATCAACAGTGTTTTAAGTGATGCGGGAGAGTCATGGAGAGCAAAGATCAATCCCAACTCCATGACGCGCTCAGGAAATATTTTACCAGCGCAGGAGGTTCAAATTCCCAACGAGGCATCTTCATTTCAAGCGATGAACAGTGGATCGAATATGGGAGGATTCTTGCCGGGATATGCCCTAGATTCTCGCTCTGATTTCCTTTCCCGAAATGTATCCATCAACTTTCTGGAAACCGCTAGGGATTTGGAACATGAATTCTTTCGACCATGGATGATTGCATTGGGTATCAAGGGACTCATTGAACAGGGAGTGTCCCTGAAATCTACCATCACTGTAAAGCAATACAATAACAAGGGACAATTCCGAAAGGGATTTCAATTTGACAAGGCATTCCCTACAAATGTTGAGGGATTCACGATGAATTATAATGATACGGATTACCCGATCAAGTCAGTCACTTTCGCGTGTCAGAACTACAAGCAGCTTTAACAGCATTTAAATTATTTTTTAATTTGGTGAGAGAATACATCGCCGCTTCATGCCCATTTCTTGAACCATCATGCCACAATGCTTCCTTTTCATTGTTATTTGAATATTCTTTGGAATGTCTATCTTTGATAATAGCTTTGTATGAATATTCTTCTGCATATTTCAAACGTTGTTGTTTGGTTTGATCATGATATGCCAATTCTTCATTGACTGTTTTCAGCATTGCATCTATCAAATCTCGCATATCCTCATCCTTTTCTCTGAGTAGAGTGTTCTTATGATCAATGATTTTATCTAAATTATTAATTTCTTGAAGAGATTGAGCGCAGAGATCTTGGATCGCCGCATTATCAAACACCAGAACATTTCTTCTACCCCTCAAAGATCCATCCATATTATTGAGACTCACTACAATATCCTCACGTTTCAGAGATTTTTTGAGAGCTTTACCATAATCCAGAGTGTGGGTAACAACGATCACGGGATCGGTATTATTGATTACACCATTCAATATTGTGTGGGTGTGTCCAGCTTGTCGTGTTGAGGTAAAATAATGGATAATGGTTTCCAATTTGTTTTTGATCTTCATGTAACCATGATAACACTTGTCATTAAAAAAGCAACCCCTAAATATCATAGTGAAAATCAAATTCTCTGATCTTAAAGACATCTCTGAAAATCTTGAGAAAGGAAATGATCAATTTCTCATCAATTATCTCAATAATTTTGAGGGATACAACACATACGAGAAATTCAAGAACATCCTCCGATCATGGGAAACAGACACTTCCTACCAATTGTCCCTGAATCTTGGAGGTAAAAATGTAAAAATCCAATTGGATTACATCATCAAGAACATACCCACTCTGGAATACGAATCCATCATCAAAACTGACGATGTGAAGATCACCCTCCAGATTCCAAGGGAATTTTCATTCACGGATGATGTGATTCCCATCTACCAGATCATCAAGGATATTGAAATATTCGGCATTTTTATGGATTTTGAGAAAAACACGATGGATGAAAAAATAAAAATTATTGATAATCTTCCCGCAAGCGTTTACAACACGATCATTCAGGAAATCATCAAAAACAGTAAGGTTCTTTCATTTGAAGGGGAAACATTGTCCAGACTTCGCCTCAATTTCATGGCAAATGATCCATATATCTTCCTACGTGGCTTGTTTCTCCCATATGGTAGGGATTACTTTCGGGACATCATATTCTATCTCTCAAAGCGCATTGATGGGCAAATCCTGATGAACTCCACGATTCAGGATATTGATTTTTACATAGAAAAATACAACGATGAAATGAAAGAGTCGCAGGGGAATACACCGATGATTTGAGCATTGACATTTTGAAGTAATAGGTTAAATTACTTCTGATATGAATAATAATGAACTTGAAGAGGAAATTTTGTCACCAGCTTTAAAAATCGCAAAACAGAAAGTGGTGGATGCTTTAAAATATCAACAGGAGTTACCAATTCAACGAGTAATGGAAGGTAGTCCAGAAGAACAGGAAATTGCTAGATTGGATATGTTGGATAGGTTGAATTGTATAATTTCCGCTACTGCTGAATATAAAGCTATTGAAGAGAGTGAGTCGTTGGCTTCTTGACAAATCCAACTCCCATAGTAAATAACAATCATGGACGACAACACCAAGGCATTCTTTGAGAAGATTCAGGAAATTAAAGAAAAGAAGATCAAAGTTCATCTTATTTCTCAAAACAAACAAGTGGATTGTGATCCCCTCTCCTTCAAACAGCAAAAGGAATTGATTTCCACGGTGGCTGATGGAATGGTGGGAGCATTGAAATTCCAGAAATATCTCAATGACACGATCACTCAGAACATTGGGCAGGATATTCCCCTTTCTGACAGGCTTCCAATCATCCTCCAGATGCGTATGGACAGCATTGGCTCTACCATCAAGCATGAGGATGATGCGGTGGATCTGACACCCTCTCTGGAGAAAAGCAAGGCTCTCACGTTTAAGAGTAAGAAAATAATCAAGGGAGATGTCACAATCCAAGTGGAAGTCCCCACTCTCAAGGAAGAGAACCAAGTCATTCAGGCATCCATTGATCTGCTCAAGAAAGACGGAGATTCGGAGATGGGTAAGAATGTGGGTAATATTTACACCTACGAGATTGTCAAATTTATCAAATCCCTGAAATTCGGGGATCAGGAATTGGTGTTCAAGGACATTCCTGTTCGTGATCGTGTGAAGATCGTGGAAAATCTACCCCTATCTCAAAATAAACAAGTCATTGAGTTCATTCAGGAAATCAAGGAAAAGGAAAATTCTGTGATGGAAGTTGAGAAGGATGGTAAGAAGGTATTCTTTGATATTGATGTGAACTTTTTCAATTCCTAACATTATGAATGCGAGTAGAGAAGCATATGATTTGAATAATCCAGCATGTTGTGGACATGCTTGGAGGAGATTTAAGCGTGGTGGTTGGAAATCTTGGAGTTTTCTGAAATTGGTTTGGAGTGATACTGTCAATAATGTATGTCCACCTAATTGAGTGATTAAATAATGAAGTGAATGAATCCGCTCTAATTGAAAAACTCTTGGGTATCCTGCAAAGGATGGAGGAAGAGCGTGGTGTTCCGCAAGGTGAGTCATTGGAGAATCGCAACATTCTTCAGGGTAATTCCCCATCCGATCCAAATAATCGCATATCTCCCGCTCTTAATTCCAATGAGCGTAGGAGAACTTCCGAGATTGCCACTCTATTTGCCAAGACATTCGTTGAGTATAATAAAAAATATAAAAAAGACGAAAAACCACGCACACTGATTTCTCAAACGAGAGGCAGATTATCAAACCCTCCCCCATTACCAGAGAAAAAGAGTGGGATGGGTATCATGGGTATGGTATTGGCTGGATTGGCACTGTTGGGTGCAAGTATTAGTGGCATTGTTGCATCCATCACAGGATTTTTCGGGAATGGTGCGGTTGCGGGATTTGTTGCTGCCATTGGAAAAGTAGGAATGATAGGAGCATTGAAAATTCTTGCAAAAACCTTCTTGAAGAAATTTGCATTAGGATTTCTCAAAAAGCTACCGATCATTGGCGGTATAATCAGTCTCACCCAAGCGGTGATGGCATTTAAAGATGGTGATATATTCAAGGGTATTGGTTATTTGATATCCGGTCTTTTGAATTTCGTTCCCATAGTTGGTCCATGGTTATCCATAGGTGCTGATTTGTTGATATCATGGGCGGAAGGTAGGGGTATGTTTGATCCGGGAGGAGCATTGAGTCCTGAGAACGGATGGAAAACCATCAAGGGGTGGATGTCAACAATCGGCAAGACCATCATGGATAATGCGTTATATCTACCGATCATCGGAGGGTTCAAACGCTTTGGAATGGCATATGACGCATTCACTAGTGGTAATGTGGGGGAAGGATTTAAGCAATTGGGTCTGGGATTATTCACATTCATCGGTGGGGGCGGTGTCATCAAGGGTATTGAAATTCTTGCTGGTTGGATGGATTCCGCCAAGGAACCGGAAGGTAATTTCCAAAAGGATACATCATGGTTCGGGAGAATCAAAAAATGGATTGTATCCAAGTTGAATGATTTACCGGAATTTTTGAAAATCCCCATGAGGTGGTTTGGTATCCTTGATGATGGGGGTAACACCGGAGTTGGAGAATTTGGCGCAGTGGCATGGCAAGGTGCTAAAGATGGAAC